CCAAAGTGACACCTACTGGCATCAAGACTGCTTCGATGCGGCCGGAGATGTCATACATCAAATGCGAGACTGGCTGTATTTCCAGAAGAGTTCCTGAAGCACTAGTGTTGAAACGTCATCGACCGTCGAAGTGTTATAATTCAACTGGACCCCACAATTTTAAGTCTTGGGGTAAATCGCACATTGTCAGGGTTATGGCGTAGTGGATTATGCTCTGCTCGCACTGACAACGTTTGGCCATCAAGAGATTTTAAGTCTCTGATGTCTACCATTCCACCAAGGGGGCAACTGGTAGGCCCGGAGGGACTTGAACCCCTAACCAAAGCGTTATGAGCGCTCTGCTCTAACCAATTGAGCTACAGGCCCACGAAGCGTTAAAAACGTTATAATTGGTGGAAGGTCAACCAAGATGTTGTCAGCCCGTGAAACCATTCTGACCGCGCTCTACGCTCGGCTTTCTGTGCTGCCGGCCAGGGCGCTGCGTGGTGATGTGTTGCCTGAACGCATCCCGACTGAGGGTCTGCTGATCCTGCGCGATGGCGAACCTGGGGAGCCCGAGGTGACGCTGTCGCCTCTGGCCTACCACTACCAACACCGCGCCGAGATCGAGGTGGTGGTGCAAAGTGTGGACCGCGATGTGGGCTTTGACAGCCTCTGTGCCAGCGTTGGCGCGGCGCTTGCTGAAGACCGAACTTTGGGTGGGCTTTGTGACTGGGTTGAAGCGGAGGCGCCACAACCCGTCGATTTGCCGGTAGATGGCGGTACAAGCCTCAAGGCGGCTTTAATAACTATTGTTTTACAGTACTCGACACAGGACCCACTGGGTTAAGCTCTTGAATGTGCATCACTGCAGTCTCGTAAAAAAAGCGAGGGCGCCAACCAAAACCACAGAGAGTGCAATCTTAAAATAGAGATGAGAGCGCCGATTGCGCGGCTTCTTCTTGAAGTCCAGTCCCATTCTCTTACTCCTCTGTTGCCTCCAGGCGTTAAGGGGCCAAGGCCTCAGCAAGCGTCGTTATGGACGACGGCGTTTGCTTTCTCAGAGGGCCTTTGGCTTGATGTGCAATCTTCCCTCGATATTTGCGCCCGGCTCCACAGAAATTTTTTCGGCAGAGATGTCTGCTCTGATATGGGCGCTTGATTTGATCATCACATTTATTGCAGCAACAGATCCTTCGAAATTGCCCTCTATTGTGACTGTGTTTGCACGCGTGTTTCCGATCAACTTACCAGTTTTGTTTATGATCAAAACCTCGGCGCTTAGATCACCAATGAGCGATCCGCCAAACTCGACAACACCATCGCTTGTCCAATCGCCCCGGATCACAACGCCTTCATTCAAAACAGAGCGTCGTTTGTCGGCTAATGGGATCTTATCGGCAGGTGGTGCATAGGGCAGTTGCGCGGTTTGTTTGTTCTCGGGTTTGGATTTGTTGAACATTCATTTGATACTTTTATTAGAAATTCGCCTCTCTGTTTGCCACAAAACCTTCATGTGTCAAGTTTTTGGGGTCGGCGCACTATCTGAGAGGAACTGAAATATGGCACGAGCCCAAGGGGCGCGAGCGCAGATGGCGCTGGCGTTCGAGACCACCTATGGCACACCGCCTGCGAGCGGTTTTACCAAAATACCCTTCGCCAGCACGACGCTTGGCGCGGAGCAGCCGCTTCAGACGTCGGAACTTTTGGGCTACGGGCGCGATCCGCAGGCCCCAATGAAGGATGCGGTGACGGCGGATGGCAATGTTGTTGTTCCGATCGATGCGGAGGCCTTTGGCTTTTGGCTCAAGGCATGTTTTGGAGAACCAGCCACGACTGGCTCGGACGCCCCCTATACCCATGCGTTCCAATCCGGAAACTGGTCGCTCCCGAGCTTCTCAATCGAGACGGGCATGCCGGAAGTACCGCGCTATGCGATGTATGCGGGCTGCATGGTGGATAGTCTTAATTGGCAAATGGCTCGCTCTGGACTTCTCACGGCTACGGCCAGCATCGTGGCGCAGGGCGAGACGATTGCCACGAGCACAGCTGCTGGCACGCCTGCGACAATCGCTCTGAAACGCTTTGGCCATTTTAACGGCGCGATCACGCGCAATGGCGGCAATATCGGCAACGTTGTCTCCGCCGATATTACTTACGCCAACAACCTCGACCGCATCGAGACGATCCGGGCGGATGGTAAGATCGACGGGGCGGATCCATCTATTGCAGCGCTCAACGGCAATGTAGTCGTGCGCTTTGCTGATCAAAGCCTGGTGACCCAAGCGATCAATGGCGAGCCTTGCGCACTAGAGTTCTCCTACACGCTTGCAACGGGCGAACATCTTACCTTGACAGCTCACGCCGTCTACCTTCCGCGGCCGCGCATTGAGATCTCAGGCCCGCAAGGCGTGCAGGCGACCTTTGACTGGCAGGCGGCCAGCGATCCGGTGGTGGGGCGTATGTGCACCGTCAGCTTGGTGAACGATCGAGAAACTTATTGAGAACGCTTCATCACCGCGTTGGAGGGAGCAAAGACAGGGTTTAAAAGCTTTAAAACGGCGCGACCCTCGATGAATACTTCAGAAACTGATGACATTTTGACCATGGCAGTCGCCTGCATACTGAGATTTGACAGCATGACGGTGGTGTCGTGCAAACGTGCTTCGGCGCGCTCGGCTCTTTGCGTTGTTGATTGAAGTTGCGAAGTGAGTTGATCGATTTGGTCTTTTAAGCTGTCGCGCTGAAATCGCGTGATTTCCAGTGCAATGGAGGTTTCCATGAGCTCTTTGTCTGTCATTTTGCCAGTGCCTTTACCGATAATATAGGAGAACAGTATATGTTGCGTTTAAGATTGTCGACGGAACCAGAATGGCTCGATCTCGGCCATGGGGTACGTTTGTTTGTCGAGCCTCTGACCACCGCGGTCATGCTTGCCGCACGCAGCGATCCGGCGATCCTGGCTGCGACGCAAAACCAGGAGATTGAGGGTAGCCCCTCCAACGATGATCTCGCGCGCATCGTGGCCAAGGCGGTTGCCCGCATCGTCGTGCACGATTGGGAGGGTGTGGGCGACGCGGAGGGCAAACCACTGTCTGTCACGCCGGACGGTATCGACGCGCTCTTGGAAATCTGGCCGATCTTTGAGGGCTTCCAGACCAGATACATTGCTGGCGCGCTCATCTTGGATGCGGAAAAAAACGTCTGACCGCTCTTGCCGACTGGGAGTTCGGCGGGGGCGGCGAGTATTGCGCGGCCTGTCCTTCCATCTGCCCGGAATGCCCGAGGCAGCAGAACGCACCAAAAACCTACGAGGGCTGGCAGATATGGGATCTGGTCCAGCGCCTTGGAGGGCAAATGCGTGTCGCAGGTGGCATGAGCGGTGGTGCCGTCATTGGCTGGGATATGGGCGCGGCCCTACAGCTTGGAGCGGCCTTGGGGCTCTCAAACCTAATCATTGCAGAACTCTTGCCCCCAATTGAGGCGGTGATGGTGCGCAGAACCAACGAAGAGATTGAACACCACCATGGTTGAAAAGCGCGTCTCTGTCCGCCTCTCTGCCACCGGGGGCCGCCAAGTGCGCGCCGAGCTGGAAGGTGTTGGCGCGGCTGGATCTCGCGGTATGGGACGTCTGAGCCGTGAACTGGAACAAGCCAATGCGCGCATGGCGGCTTTTGCGCGGCGGGCCCGCATAGCCGCTACCGCTGCTGCGGCTGCCCTTGCTGTGGCAGTCGTCTCGATGACGCGGTCAACCGTTGCTGCCGCCAACGAGATCGACCAGCTGTCCCAAGTGGCCAATGCGAGCCCAGAGGTGTTCCAGCGCTGGTCGGCGGCCTCGGCCACTGTGGGCATTGAGCAAGAAAAGCTCGCCGATATCCTCAAGGACGTGAACGACCGTGTGGGGGATTTCCTGCAAACGGGCGGCGGTCCGATGGCGGACTTCTTTGAGAACATCGCACCGCGCGTGGGCGTCACCGCGGATCAGTTCGCGCGTCTCTCGGGCCCTGAGGCGCTGCAGCTCTATGTCGACAGTCTTCAAAAAGCGGGCGTCAGCCAGCAAGAGATGACATTTTACCTTGAAGCCATGGCCTCGGATACAACCCGGCTGATCCCATTGCTGCAAAATGGCGGCGCTGAGATGACCCGGCTTGGGGCGCAGGCGCAAGCCTTGGGCGCCGTGCTTGATGTTGATGCGATCGCGGCGATGCGTCGATCCGAACTGGCGCTGGTTAGCATTAGCCAAGTGTTCATCGGCGTGCGCAATAAAATAGCTGTGGCGCTGGCTCCGTCACTTGAGGTTATGGCCAATGCCTTTGTGGCACTGGCCTCATCGACCAGTCCGATCAGTCGGGCTTTTGATACCTTGCTGGCCAATCTTGATCGGCTGGTCATCTACGCGGGCACCTTTGCCACGTTCCTGGCTGGCCGCTGGGTGGCGGCAATGGCGGTGGCAGCCCTGTCTGTACGCGGGCTGGCCACAATGTTGGTGGTGCTTAAGGGCGCGCTCATCCGCACCGGTATCGGTGCGCTTATAGTCGGTGCGGGGGAGCTGGTCTATTGGTTTACGCGGCTCGCGTCCGGCGCCGGCAGCTTTGGCGCGGCCATGGGCTTGTTGAAGGATGTGGCTGTTGAGGTCTGGGAGCGGATCAAGATGGGGGCCTCGGCTGCAGGCGCGCGCGCCACAGCGATATTTTACGACCTGAAAGCCGATGCTGCCACCGGCATGGCGGGGGCGATCGAGAGTGTCGTGGGCTTTGGCAATGCGACGGCCAATACGTTTGAGGGCGCGCTGCTGGCCGTGCGCGAAATCTGGTCGCGCCTGCCTGCTTTGATTGGGCATTTGGTCTTCTCGGCAGCAAACCGCATGCTGGATGGGATCGAGGCCATGCTAAATGGTGCGATTGCCCGGATTGATGCCTTTACGGGCAAGATCCGCGATGCGTTGGCGGCGGTCGGGATCGAGACCACCTTTGGAAGTATCGGTGAGATCAGCCTCGGCGATATCGAGAACCCCTTTGCGGGTGCCTCAGCCGATGCGGGCAGCGCAGCCGCGGATGCGTTTCGGCGTGCCTTTGCGGATAATCCACTCACGGCGCCTGATCTGGGCTTGGATGGGATCGCAGCCGAGGCTCTAGCGACCGCTAACACTTACAGGCAAGCCGCTACAGATCTGGCGGCCGGAGCCACGGCCCCTCTCGCAAGCTGGGCTGCGCTGCGTGATGCGGTTGCGGGCACCGGTGAAGACGGCGCAGCAGCCCTTGATGACGCCACAGTTTCCGCTGAACGTCTGGCAGGTGCCATGGCCCAGGCCGGAGATGCCGTGGGGGGCGACGGCGGGTCTGGTGGTGGCGCCGCAGACCAAATCATTACCGGCTGGCACGCCGTATCTACGGCGTTGCAGTCCTATGCCACGGACGCCCTGAACTGGGGCAAAGGCCTTGGCGAAACTTTATCCCGCGCGTTCTCTGGAGCCGAGAGTGCCTTCCGCAGCTTTGTGGAAACCGGCAAGCTCGACTTCAAAGGGCTGGTGCGGTCCATCCTGGCGGATCTCGCGGTGCTAGCCTTCCGTCGTGCGGTACTTGGGCCCATCGCCAATGCGCTGTCTGGCGCCTTTGGCGGCGGGGGATCAGTTGCGGCTGCCGTCTCGCATGCTGGCGGCATGGTTGGGCTTTCTGGCCATAGTCGTAGGGTGCCAGCGCAGGCCTTTGCAGGTGCGCCGCGGATGCACAGCGGAGGCTGGGCAGGCCTCAGACCAGATGAGGTCCCGACTATTCTACAACGAGGCGAACGGGTGCTCTCACGTCGCGAAGTGGCCGCAGGATCTGGCGCAGAGCAGTCTGTCGCCGTTCATCTTAATGTTGATGCGCGCGGCGCACAGATCGGTGTGGCCGAGCAGCTGGCTGCGGTCTTGCGCGGTGCACAGCCCGAGTTCGAGCGGATTGCGGTGGCGGCTGTTGGCAATGCTATGCGCCGAGGGCGGTTGGCATGAGCCTTATTGTGGAACTGCCTCGCACTTGGGTCGCGGGGCTGGAGCGCCGGCTGGCCACGGCTACCAGCCAGACGCAGTCGCCTTTTACGGGCACCATGGAGGTGCAAGACTGGGGTGGGGAATGGTGGGAATATGATATTACGTTTGCCGCACAGTCAGGGCCTCTGGCGCGTTCTGTCTCGGCTGCTCTCACGGCCCTTGGCTCTGGTCGGGGCTTGCTCCTTTTTGCCGATCCGTCGATCCTGACCAAGAGCCTGACGCAGCCCATCACACTGGCCACACCAATTGCTGGTGGCAATGTCGTACAAACCCAAGGTTGGCCGCATGGTCTGCCTGCCGTTGCCTCAGGTGATTTTATCTCCATCGGTGCTGGGCGCGATACGCGTCTGCACCAGATTGCCTTTGATGCGACAGCGGACATCAACGGGTTTGCAACGCTGACCATCTTTCCGACCATCCGCACAAGCTTGCCGGCCAATACGCGCCTTGAGGTGAACCAACCACAGGTGCTGCTTCGCACCACAGGCTCCGTTCCGACACGGATTGAACGGGCAGCCCGCCACCGCTTTACCTTATCTGCACGCGAGGCGATATGAACCGAGACATCAAACCTGCTGTAGCTGCGGCGCTAAACGCGTCAGAGCTGCAACCTGCGATCTTCTTTGAGGGGGAGTTCCCCTCTGGCATGGTGCGCATCTGGACTGGGGTGGGCGATATCAGCTGGGACGGCAAGCTTTGGACCGGTGTTGGCGTTCTGCTTGGCCTTGGCGCCCTTGAAGAAACCTCTGACGTGGTAGCTTCTGGAACGACGGTCTCGCTTTCGGGCGTCCCGCTTGATTTGGTGAGCCTTGCCATCACGCAAGCCCGCCAAGGTCAGGCAGGGCGCATCTGGCTGGCACTCCTGTCGGAGGAGCGCGCGATCATCGCCGATCCCGTGCAGGCCTTTACCGGACGCCTTGATGTGCCTGAGATTGCAGAGGATGGGCAAAGCTGCCGGATTACGATCAGCTATGAAAGCCGGCTCATTGATCTCGGGACGGCGCGTAATTGGCGCTACACCCATGAAAGCCAGCAGGTACTGCATCTAGGCGATCGCGGCTTTGCCCATGTGACCGCCATTCAGGATCGCGAGATCACTTGGGGGCGTGGATGATGGACAAGCCCCGCGTTCCACATTGGGAGCAGATCCTCGCCGCAGCCCTTACGCAGGCCCGCGCGCAGCCCTTTATCTGGGGGCAGCACGATTGTGCCACATGGGCCTTTGATCTTCATCGCGACGTGACCGGCGGCCCTGACCATGCAGCCCTTTGGCGGGGACGCTACAGCACGCCAAAGGGCTGCGAGCGGATACGGCGCAAGCTTGGCTGGAACACCCTTGAAGAGGGTGGCCGCAGTTTGCTTGGGGAGCCACTTGCAGATCCACGCCTCGCGCAACGCGGCGATCTTGTTCTGGGCGGTGATCCTGAGGCTTTTGGCGTCGTGATCGGTGCCACGGCTGCCTTTGTGGCACCTGAGGGGCTGGTGCGCGTGCCACTTGCAACGTGCCGTCTCGCGTGGAGGACGTAATCAATGCCCCCCGTGGTTCTTGGTGCTTTGGCCCTTGGGGGTGCGACTATCGCTGCCGGCGGTGTGGCTGCGGCTTTTGCAGCAACGGGGCTGGTAGGCTTTGCCGCGTCATTTGGGGCCTCGATGCTGCTCTCTGCGGCTGCACAGGCAATGATGCCGACACCCAGTCTTGGCCAGATGGAAATGAAGGCCCGCACTGTGACAGTTCGCGAGCCGGTGATGCCGCGCGAAATGGTTTACGGCCAGGTCCGCAAGGGCGGCGTGATCGTCTTTCTGCATGCGACGGGTCAAAAAGATAAAGACCTGCATCTGGTTGTGGTGCTGGCAGCCCACCAGGTTAAATCCATTGGCGCCATCTACTTTGAAGGCGAAGAGGTCATCTCTGCGGCAGGTGCTGTACAGGGCCGTTGGGCGGGCAAGGTTGCCGTTGAAAAGCGCCTCGGGGCGGATGACCAAACAGCCTTTGCAGGCTTAATTGCGGCCGCACCAGAGCATTGGACGCAAGCGCACCGCTTGGCAGGCTGTGCTGCAATCTATCTGCGTCTGACCTATGACCAAGACGCCTTTCCGGGCGGCATCCCTAACATCACGGTGGATCTGCAGGGCAAGAACGACATCCTTGATCCGCGCACAGGGCAGCGGGTCTACACCGATAACGCAGCACTTTGCATTGCTGATTACATGGCGCATCCGACCTATGGCATTGGCGCGGCCATCGGGGGCGCAGACGGGATAGAGACCGACAGTCTCATTGAGGCAGCAAATATCTGCGATGAGGCCGTGCCGCTTAACTCAGGTGGCACCGAGCGGCGGTATAGCTGCAATGGCGTGGTCTCGCTCTCGGAAACGCCCAAGACCATTATCGAGGCGATGCTGACGGCCATGGCGGGGCGCTGCATCTGGCAGGCGGGCCAATGGCGCATTCGGGCAGGAGCGTACCGGGTCCCGGAGGCAACGCTCACCACGGATGATCTGCGTGAGGGGGGCATGGTGCTGACCACGCGCCAAAGCCGGGCCTCAAGCTTCAATGCCGTGCGCGGGCAATTTGTCAGTCCTGAAAACAGCTGGCAGCCTGACGACTTCCCCGCTTATGCCAGTGAGGTCTATCTGGCAGAAGATAATGGTGAGCGGGTCTGGCGCGATATCTCGCTGCCTTTTACGATCTCGGCCTCCATGGCGCAAAGGCTGGCAAAGATTGAACTGGAGCGCGCGCGCCGGCAAATGAGCTTGAAAGTGGCGGGCAAGCTGAAGGCTTGGCGCATCGCGGCCGGCGAGACCACATACGTTCAATATGCCCGCTGGGGGTTTGGCGGGGCGGCACTGCCTGAGGGTAAGCCCTTTGAGGTTGAGGCGGTCAGGCTTGATCTGACGCAGATGGGCGCAGGACCGCGCCTCGCACCCGAACTGCTCCTGCGAGAAACCTCGCCGCTCGTTTATGACTGGAACGCCTCGGAAGAGCAGATCTATGCGGCGGCGCCGCGCACAACGCTGCCGTCGGTGTTTGACATTGCCGCACCAGGGGCGCCGCAGGCCAGCGAAGAGCTGTATGTCACACGCGATGGCTCGGCGGTCAAAGTGCTGGCGCGCATCTCTTGGGAGCCAGCCGCATCGGGTTTTGTGGACACCTATCAGTTTGAGGCCCGCCGGGATGGGGGAGAGTGGTTCGATCAGGGTCGGACCGCGGGCACAGTGATGGAGCTGCGCGATATCC